TGCACCATTGCGTATTTGCCAATGGCTATTGGAAACGTTCTGACTGTCTTATTCTCTCTGCCCGTATCGGAGACAAGCGCATAGAGACCATTGAAGTGAATCTTAAAACGCTCGATGTAGTTCAATCTCGCGGTGTCTGTAACAATAATACAGAGTATCATGAACGTATTATACAGCTTGTGAAGAAGAATATAAACCTAATACGCCAGAAATTAACGGCGTAAAACAATTTAAAAAGGAATATAATGGCCAAAGCCGATAAGAAATACAATGAATAAAATAAGATTATAATATGGGAAATAAAAAGAAAATTTTGACAAAGAAAGTCTATTCAAGGGTTACTCCGGAAACTTATAAGCGTCTGAATGAGATAAAAGACAAATATGGCTTTAATAGTGTCTATGAGATAGTTCAAAGTCTGATACATTGTTTTTTGCGTGTAGCTGATCGTGAATCAGATTCGAAGATGGAACCAGTTCCCTATGATATTGAATCAATGTTTGATGAGTTTTCAGCAGCAGAAAAACATGTTGAATTCGAAAAGCCTAAAAGAAGATCTATAATAAAATCTGTAAATGATGAGTAGAAACCCAATATATAAGCAGTTGATCAGATCTAAAGAATGGAAACTGCTAAGAATAAAAAAGCTAAAAAGTAACCCGTTATGTGAGCAATGTAAACAAAGTAATAAAATTGTTCCTGCTACAGAAGTACATCATGTTATACCTGTAGAGTCAGTTAGTGGGTATTACCAAATGAAGCAGTTAATGTTTCAATACTCAAATTTAAAGAGCCTGTGTCATTGTTGCCATGTAGAAATACATCGACAATTATTTAGTCATACTAAGGAGTCAGTACAGGCCAACAATAAAAGAAGAACGGAATCTTTTGTTTCTAAATACCTGAGATAAACATTAAATGATATTAAAAAGAATATCTTTTATCTCATTCTCTTTGTGAATGATATTAATATTCATATCTTTGTATTGTATTAATCAAGCGATAATTAACATGAAGTACAATGAGTTACATCGGATTCTAAAGAAAAATGGTTGTTATCCTTTGGGAAAGACGCAAGCAGGCCATCCTCTTTGGTTCAGTCCCAAAACAGGTAAAGAGTTTACCACTAGCCACCATGAAGCACAAGAGGTTGCAACCGGAACTCTAAAGAACATCAAAAGATTGGCGGGGATTTAATTCCCGCCTTCTTCCGAGTAATTATATTAAATAAAAAGATAATTGAATATGAAGAAAGTTAGAGTATTTATTGAAAGAGCTTCTGATGGTGATTATAGTGCATATATGCCAGATGAGGATAATCTATCTTATGGGATAATCGGTACTGGTCACACTATTGATGAAACGTTGAAAGACTTTAATGCTGCTTATGAAGGTATGAAAGCGTATTATGCTTCTGAAGATAAACCGTTCGAGGAGGTAGAGTTTGAGTTTAGCTATGATATTCCTTCATTTCTATCGTATTATAGTGATAAGTTATCTTTGGCCGGTCTTGAGCGTATTACTGGAGTTGCACAGGGACAATTAAGTCACTATGTTACAGGTCGCAGAAATCCAAGCAAAAGGACTGTTGAAAAAATACAATCAGCTTTGCAACAGTTTGGAAAAGAATTAAGCAATGTTCATTTCGTTTGATTAATACACTTACCTATGTACATTGCCAGCCCTGCCCTAATAAGGCAGGGCTTTTCTATTATGATAGTTTAAAGAGATTTTGCTTGTATGTATTAGAAAGAATATAACAAGTAATACATCATTATATTGGATAGCAATCTCCATCCCGGGGGGCTTTTTTTATGACCCCACCTATGTGCTGGAAACCCACACCTGCCTTCTCCGTCATGCGTGACATAAAATCATAGGGGGAGGGTCTAAGAACAAATTATCAAAGGGGGGGGGAGGGTATTCATATAAAGTGCCACCCATAACGATTATAAAGGAGGTTATGATATAAGACAGTGTTATGGATGACATAGAAAAAATAAAAAAAGACCTACGTTCTGCATTAAAAAATCAAAATGCTTACTCAAAAGCAATGGAGAAAGCCGTGGAAGCTGCTGCAGATTCTATATTATTTGCTGGTAAGCTTGCTATTGAATTAAGAGGCATATCCGGGGTGTTTGATGATAAGGATGGAAATAATGTCAATGTACAAAAAGCATATCTCTGGTTAAAGTCAAGCGAATATTCCTTGAAATGGCTAAGAGAATTACATCTGACACCCGACAGTATCGGTGCTGATACTACAAATGACGAAGTAGAGGAACTTAAACGAAAGGTACGTGATGTTAGAAAGGGCTGATATCATAAAGTTAAAGCAAGATACCGTATCAAGATTGAGTGGTATTAATGTGGATGCGTATGGGCTTTATGATACAGACGAACGTTTATATAACTATGTAAAATCTGTAATCGATAATCCGGAGGATCATAATTTGTATGAGTTACTATCTATATTACGCTTTTTTCGTTTGCTGGAAACGTATATATTTAAAAGTTCTGAGGTAAAAGCCTTTATAATTTTCTATGAGTTTTTAAAGTTTTCGGGTCTGAAAGGACGTACCAGATACAAACTTACTCCTATACAGGTTTTCCAGTTTGCCAATATTTTAGGATTTTATAAAACCCCGGAAAAACGTTTGTGTCGTGATGCTCTATTGTTTGTCCCTAGAAAATATAGTAAAACCACCTCTGTAGCTTCATTAGCTATTTATGATTTGTTATTCGGAGACTCTAACGCACAGGCTTATGTAGCAGCAAACAGCTATGATCAGGCACAAGTCTGTTTTGGAGAAATAAAAAATATACTTAAAAGCCTGGACCCTAAATTCAGACATTTCAAAATAAATCGAGAGCAAGTTTTCAACAAAAGTCGCGGGAGCACATCATTTGCCCGTTGTCTTGCTTCTAATCCGGATAAACTTGACGGTTTAAACGCTAGTATGGTAATACTCGACGAATATTCCCAGGCAGACAGTGCCGAATTGAAGAATGTATTAACTTCTTCTATGGGGGCGAGGGTTAATCCTTTGACTATTGTCATTACAACCGCATCTGATAAACTTGAAAGCCCTTTTGTCGAAATGCTGGAGTCTTACAAATCGGTCCTTCGCGGGGAGTCTGACAATGATTCCATTTTTGCACACATTTTTGAACCGGATATAGACGATGCAGAAGATGATCCACACACATGGGCTAAAGTTCAACCTCATCTTGGGATTACAGTACAATCCGATTTCTATGAAAATGAGTATCGAAAGGCACTTATGACGGCAGATGACATGATGACGTTCCGTACCAAATTATTAAACCTCTTTGTTCGGAATGCCGATTCCGTTTGGTTCACATCTGATGAAATAGAATCCATGTGTAAACAGGATGATGATTTACAGTCTTTAAAGAATTATCCTGATGCAATGGTAGCTGTGGATTTGTCTGTTAGTGACGATTTTAGCGCAGTAAGTTACAATATTTACATTGAGTCTACCAGAACATTTCATATACATACGGATTATTATTTTCCGCGTGGTAGGTTAAAGGATCATCCCAACAGAGAATTATATGAAAAGTGGGTATCTTCAGGACATTTAAGGTTGTGTGATGGTGATGTAATAGATTATCGGTTAATTGTCAACGATATAAACAGCCGAAACAACAAACAGATATGTATCTTAAATATCGGTTATGATCCATTTAAAAGTGTAGACTTTATTAACATGATGGCCGCAAGTGGAGCTAAAAAAGTATTACTTCCCATCAAGCAAACATATGGTACTTTCACAAGTCCGGTTGAAAGCTTCGAGATAGCAGCGAGAACCGGCCATGTTACATTTAATAAAAACCCCATCAATTGGTACTGCTTCGGTAATGCAGTGATGGATGAAGATCGATTGGAAAACAGGAAACCCATTAAACGTAGCAAGAATGCAAAGATAGACGGTGTAATTACAGCATTGATGACATTTTACCTATATAATAATTTTGAACGATGAACTTGAAATTTTGGAAAACGAATAAAAAAGAACCGGACTTAGCATTGGAACCGGTTAAAGAGCGTGGATATTTCGAAACGGTCACCTCTCCGGATTTAACCATACGTAATATTAATGAACCCGTCAGTATGATAATTGGACCGGAAGCAGCCATGAAACTGGCGACTTACTATAGGTGTGTATCCATTCTTAGCGGAAGTATTGCTTCACTTCCAATGCAATTGAAACGGAAGAAAAACGGTGTATTCATGGTCGATGAAGAGAATCCGTTGAACTATCTGTTAAGCGTACGTCCAAATAGTAGGCAGACAGCCAGTGAAATGATCCGTAATGCTGTTATCCAAATGGTAAACGCCGGGAATGCCTATATATACCCAGAATGGAGAGGAGAAGAGTTGTATAGCTTGATATTGCTTAGTCCGGGGAGTGTGAGCTATGATAAAATGCTGAATATCTATATGGTAAACGATCCGGTAAACAGTATCTATGTAACATTGGACTGTGATGAAATCATACACTTACGTAATATGAGTCTTGATGGTGGATACACAGGAGAGAGTACAATTCGGTATGCTTCAAAGGTTCTTGGTATTGCAGCAAGCGCAAATAATCAGAGTGAATATAATTTCCAACCGGGAAATACTTATAAAGGTTTTATAAGCGGTGATGCAGAGAGTACTGTTAAAGGATATAAGGAGTATAAAGAATCCCAACTTGAAGATATTGCCTCTCGTTTCCGTGAAGAATTGAGGAAGGGAGAAACGATCACATATCTACCAGGTCAAACTAAATTCAACCCTCTATCAATGTCTCCTGCCGACATTCAGCTAATGGAGCAGAACAAATTTTCGGTATTGGATATCTGCCGTTTTCTTGGTGTACATCCGGATAAGGCGTTTGCCGGTCAAAGCCAGAACTACAAAGCCAGTGAAATGAGTCAGGTACAATATATGACAGATACTTTACAGCCGATGTTGAGGCAAATATCTAACGAATTTTATGTAAAACTGATATCTAAAGGATTATATAGTAAATACCGCATTGAATTCGATCTGGATGCTTTCTATCAAACAGATATCGAAACTATGACCATGCATATGGAAAAATGCATTCAGTACGGAATATATACAGTTAATGAATATCGCGCTAAAAAGGGACTTTCTCCTGTTTCCGGAGGTGATGAACCTATGATAAGTTGTAATGTAACCCCACTTAAAACAGTCGGAACTAAAAATAATACTAAAAACTCAAATAAAGTGCCACCCGTGAACAGAGAAAGTCAGGTAGTGTAAAGAGATGTGTATGGAAAAATTAGAAATTAGAAGTTATGGCGGCGATGCCGCCCCGAAATTAACCTCTGAAAGGAGAATTGAAGGATATGCAGTTGTTTTCGGGCAAGAAAGTAAATATATGTATGATCCTGTACTTCGTAAATGCTTTATAGAAATCATTGACGCAGGAGCTGTTACGGAAGAGTTGATAAGGGGTAGTGATATAAGAGCACTGATAGAGCACAATTATGAACGAATGATTGCAAGAAGCAATTTGGGAAAAGGTTCTTTGAATCTGAATCTCGACACATACGGATTAGGATACGGATTAGACTCTCCTGGTACAGCTGATGGGGATTACTCTGTTGAAATGGTGAAAAGAGGGGATATATTCGGCTCATCCTTTGGTTATTGGACTGATGAGAAGAAAAATGTTACCTGGTCGAAGCGTTCAGATGGAATTATACTTCGCAGAGTTCATAAAATTGATATTATCCGAGAGATAAGTATTGTTGCAAATCCCGCGTACATAGGAACAGAAGTAAACGTTCGTAGTATTGAAAGTAGTTTCGAGCAACCGGATGATAACTATAAGAAAGATTTAAAAGAATTACGTAACTTAATAAAAATGTAAGATGAAACCAGAAGTAAGAAGAAACAGAGTCAGAATCGCAGAGATTAACACCCGTTTGAGTGAGATGGCTGATTCGGTAGAAACAGAAAAAAGATCCTTAAGCCAGGATGAAATTACGGAAAGAGATGCTTTAGTGCAGGAAAGAGAGATTTTAAAGCTCCGTTCTGCTCGTTTGATGAGTGATGATGATAAAGTAAATGATCAGGAGGCAACTTATGAAAGAGCTTTCGCAGAAGCCGTCTTTTCCATTGTAAAAAAACGTTCACTGCCGGAAGGTTGTGAAGGATTCGTAAGTGGTGAAGAAATAGCAATTCCCTTGAATCGTTCCGTACAAAATACGGCCTCTGCTGCTCCATTGATCCCGCTTACTATTGGAGATATTATTCAGCCTCTGGAGAAAGGGTTAATCCTTTCAAAGGTGGGATGTAAGATGCAATACGGGCTGACAGGCGATTTTGTATTACCTGTAGTTGCAGGGATAGAAGCGACTATAGAAGATGAAAATGCCGAAGTTGCCGATACTACTATAGATATCTCCAAACTCAAACCATCCCCGAAGCGCGTATCTTTGGCTATTCCCGTATCAAACAGAGCTATAGACCAAAGTAATAGTGCGTTGTTAGAGATTGTAAGAACACAAATGACAATGGGATTAACACGTTTACTCAACCGTTGGATGTTCAATTTGACAAAGATCACTTCTAAAGCTTCAGAAGGGTGTTTTGTCAAAAATGCACCTACGCTTGTATGTGGATCTGAGTTTAAATTTAAAGATGCAGTAGCTTTGAAAGGTAGAGTAATGGCTACAGGTGTTGTTTTTGACGGTACCGCCGCTTATGTTTGCTCCGCTACGACTTATGCAGATTTAGAAGCTACCCCCAGAGATGCAGGTTCTGGTAGAATGGTGATCGAAAATGGGCTGATTAACGGATTTCCTGTATTTATGACCGAATATGTCGGTGACGGGGTATTAGGCTTCGGAATATTCAATTATGAATTGGTGGGCCAGTTCGGTAAAATGCATATTATTGTAGATCCCTATACTGGAGCAAAGAAGAACCTTGTGTACTTTGTTATGAATACAGATTTTGACATGCTTACGGTTCGCCCGGAAGCGTTTGGAATTGCGAAGATAACAACCATTCCGTCTGTCGGAGTTGACAATGCAACCCCATCATTGAGTACGACATCCGGCGTGGCAACTACCAAAGATTTATTCATTTCTGGTGCAAATCTAACGGCGGGCATTTCTTTGGCGCTTGGCGGTGACAATAAATCATTGTTTGCTATCAATAAACAAAATATTGCCAAAGATGATGCCGGAAACGTGGGTACAAAGGTTACTGTAACTTATACACCTAATGCTTCCGGTCAACATACAGCTACATTAACGTTGTCGAGTACTGGAGCAACCAGTGTTGTAGTCAGTTTGTCAGGATCCTGCTCCTAATGCTTTATAGATGTTTTTGAAATGTTTAACTGGGCAGGTTCGCGGCCCGCCATTTATTTGATAGAAGTGAAATTATTTGTGACTATAGAAGAGGTTAAAGGATCGATACCGGGTTATGTTGATTATGGTACGGATGATGCAAATCTAAAACGAATGATAGAGCGTGCTCATATTCTTTTGGAGGAAAGGCTACAATGTCCACTTACTGATTATGTAGACGAAGAAGGTAATTTAAATGCTGCTTTACGCGATGCGATTATTGTAAAAGTAGTAACAAGATTTGATACACCTTCTGAATTATCATTTTCCAGGCCGTACAATACTGGAATTGTAGAAGAATCCATAACCCCCTTTATAAAATTTAGAGGAAGAACCGTATGATGCCACGTGAAAGAATCTCATTTCTTAAAGCAGAAAGAACTCAGGCAAGAAACGGAGAACAGTTAACGGAATGGGTTCCCGCTTCGAAAGAGTTGACTAATGTTCCGACTGAACGTAGAAAGAGAAAGCCATCTGATAATATAGTAATTAATGCCGGAGAAGAGTTTGTGGATTTAAAATTAGTATTTTGGGTTAGATTCCATAGTACAATAAATGAAAATTTGCGAATTATTTATGAAGGAAAACCATATAGAATTCTTGATATAGATCGTAAATTTCATAATAATTCTTGTGAAATAACTTGTATTAAAATTAATGCATAATGGATGTCATTACCATAAAAGAAGTTAGAAACGATGTATTGTATCTAATTAATGAATTACGGGAAATCGATAAAGATAAAGCAATTCGCTCCGGATTGTATTCTGGTGGGGCAATTCTAAAGAGGGGAGGCGTGTTAAGATTAAAATTACGCATGAAAACGCCTTACGGTCGGAAAGGCAATCTTGTTAAATCTTTTAGAGTGCGCGTAAAGAGGAATAAATTAGGTGTTCTGTCTGGTTTTGGTTATCCTGAAGGAAGGCATAGCTGGTTGTTAGATCAAGGAATGGGGAGTAGGCATACTAAAAGATATGATTATAGAGGATATGGACCGGCTTTAGGTTATTGGAAAGATACAAAAGACCAGGATTCCAATAAAGCCTTGGATAGTGTACGCAAGGGAGTTGAGAAATATGTAGAACGGATTAAAAACAAAGGATAAAATGGGTAAACTTCCTGATTACGAGATAAAAAACACAATGCGCGATTTACTTATAAATAATGAACGTATTGCATCCTGTGTTAATGGGAATATATTGCCGGTCGTTTTGAATGAGGAGACGAAAGGAGATGCCATCTTTTATAAGAGCTATGGATTAAAATCAGAAAGCAACAATATGGGAATAACCTTATTCAGCATGAAAGTCTGTTATACGGTTGTCAGTAATACTTGTGGACGTACGGATGAGTTAGCATGGCTTATTGTGGATACTCTCATAGGAACTTACGAAAATCCATATATGAAAATCAGAGTGAGTGATAGTGACGAAGACGGAGAATCTCCTAATTATATGAAACCTGTCGAGTTTTTAGTAGAATGGTAATAATTAACAATTAAATATATGGTAACAAAAAAATTAGATTCAAGCGTAGACATCTTTAAAGGTGAACTTATGCTTTTCATAGGAGAAGATCCGATAGCATTCGGATCAAGTGCAGGATTGGATATCAGTACGGAAGAACTTGATATCTCAAACAAAATGATGGGTGATTGGTCCGGTTCACTGGCCGGCAAAAAAAGCTTCACTATTTCCAGTGAATCACTTCTGACACGTAAAGAGGGACCAATGAGCTTTGATACCCTGCTGGATATGCAGATTAAAGGCGATCCTTTAGATTTCTTCTTCGGAAGTGCAAAAGCTACTGATAAGGACAATTTTGGCGGTACATACACAAAGGATACCGAACAAAAAAACTATACCGGTAAAGTTATCATCACCTCTCTATCTATTAAATCGGATAACGGTCAGATTGTTTCTGTCAGTGCATCTTTTAAGGGAGTGGGTGCATTGAAGCCAGTAAAAGGAACTGTGTCAGGGGGAGAAGGGGAAGATCCTTCAGTATAGCTAATAAACGAATGTTTGTAAAGGCGGTCCTATGATGGCCGCCTTTTTTTTAATATGAATCATTATGGAAATACTTCTTTTTTGTTTGAGTGTTTTATTTCTTATATGGATTACATGTATAGCTATAGACAATGCGATTATAAATCGAAATAAGCGTCCGAAGCCATCCCATATACCTGTACCTCCAAAATTTAAGCCAATTCTAATAGGTAAATTTCATCGTCTTACCATAAAGACAATAATACGCTGGGAACAGATGCGGAAAAAGTCTTTTTCGCAGGTAGATTATACTGATAAAGAAGACGTAGAATCTTTACTTTATACTATGTATATCACCAGTGATAATAAGCCCGGGTATACTTTTGAAGTTTTTCGGGGGGTACTGGCAGATGAAAGGCTTATAAATGCTATGTCTTACGATCTAGGAAGAATCATGGAAATAGTGGATCAGTTTCAAAAAAAGACAACCATATCAGGTATCGGCAATGCTGAGGGTAGCCCTGAATACATAGGTAGTATTGTATCTACTTTAATAATGGCAGGCTTGGATGCCCATTACGCCATGAATGAAATGGAGTTATGTGATTTGCCTATGTATATAGGTTCTTACGAGAAGATGCGTAAGGAAGAAATGGAGAGTAATCGCTTATGGACCTTCTTTACCATGATGCCACATATAGACGCTAAAAAGATGAAAAACGGAGCTAAGGATTTGATAATATTCCCTTGGGAAGAGGAAGAAGCTAAGATAGAAGCTGAAAGAACTATTAATGAGGGTATGGAAAGATTTGAGAATTTTATGAACACGAAAAAATCAGATTATTATGGCAAGTAAATTATCATTCAGTATTGCGATAAACCTTCTTACTGAAAACTTCAAGAAGGGCACAAACCAGGTAAAAGCCGGACTCCGTGCAATACAGATGCAAGTATTAACCTTTGCTGCCGCACTTGGTGCCGGTGGATTAGGATTAAGCAATTTTGTTTCCCGTCTTATTGATGTAGCCAGGGAGACCAACCGGGTAACTACAGCATTGAAGAACGTTTCCGGAGGAATGGCACAGTTTGCCGATAACCAAAGGTTCCTGATCGATATGGCAAAGAAGTACGGATTAGAGATTAACGCTTTGACCGGGAATTTTGCCAAATTTACGGCCGCTGCTTCCATTTCCGGTATGTCCATGATGGACCAGCGTAAAATCTTTGAATCTGTTTCCCGGGCTGTTACAGCTTTCGGCATGAGTGCTGATGATAGTAATGGTGTTTTCCTTGCTCTTTCTCAGATGATGAGTAAGGGAAAGATCAATTCTGAAGAGTTACGTTTACAGATGGGAGAACGACTACCTATTGCATTACAGGCAATGGCTAAGGCTGCCGGTGTTTCTGTTGCCGGACTTGATAAGTTACTGAAACAAGGTAAGCTGATGAGTGCAGATGTGCTTCCTAAGTTCGCTGAGGCTTTGAACGAGATGATTCCAAATGTAGATACTGACAACTTAGAGACGTCAGTAAATCGCTTAAAGAACGTATTCACAGAGTTCGTCAATGGAACAGATGCACAAAGTAAGTATAAAGCTCTGATAGATTGGTTAACTGGATATGTAAAGTACGCTTCTGATAACATCAAGAATATCATTACTTATCTGGTTACGGCCATATTAGTAATGGTAACGAGTCGGTTAGTGAACAAGATTATTGTTTCTATTGCTCAGGCAGAACTTGCTGCCAAATCTGCTGCACGTCGTGCTGCCAAAGATGTAGGACAAAAATTTGATGAAGTAGCATGGGCGGCTAATAAAACGAGCGCATCTGTAAAGATGGCGTTTAAAAGAGCTATATCTTCTATAAAAGCAACTTTAATTTCATTGGCTCCTACAGCTATACTGACAGTTATTGGAGCTGTTATATCTAAGCTATATAATGCTTATCAAGAGTCCAAACGTATCAAGGGCATGTTTGACGCTTATAAGGATAGGATGGAAGGTGTTTCTGGATCTAATTCAGAAATTACTAAAATAAAATCTCTACAATCTGCATACAATGCAGCTAACGTTACTTTATCGGAGAAAAAAAGTATACTCAGTCAGATCAATAGCATACTTGGTACACAGCTTACTGTAAATCAAGATGTAAATAAAGTAATAGCTGATCGAATTGCAATACTGGAAGGGGTAGCACGTGCGGAATTGGCAGCACAAGAGGTGGCAAGTAGTGAAAACGAATTAAGAAAAATAGGAAAGAAATCCTATAATGGAAAGTATATTAAAGATATGGCTCCTGATTGGGCTATGGCTCGTGGAGATATGGTTAAAGAGGAAAAGTTTAAAGCGAAATACAAAGTTTCAATAGTTGATGCCGTTGGTTGGGAAAATGGATTACGTAATGATCTTGACTCTTTTATTGAATATGCTAAAATATTAAAAGATGCCAGAGGGAGGCTCGATTCAGAGAAAACCAAAGTTGATAATCACAATAATCCTATTGATGCCGATGATGATAAAAAGAAAACCATTCTTCAAAAACAACAGGAATCATACAACAAACAATTAGAGGAATTAGGCGCAGAATTAGAGATCGGCAAGATCACTCAAGCTGAGTATAATAACTCTTTAGGAGAGCTCAACATAAAAATGTTCGCCCAGGCTAAAGGTACCGGCGATAAAGATGTTCTCGAAAGTGAATATTATAAAAACCTGAAAATAGCTGCAGAGAAAGCAGTACAGAATCAGGATATTGTTAAATCTGCCCTCCAGTTAGAAAAATCTCAAAAATCATATCAAGAAGAACTTGATAAATTAAATGCTCAAAGGAAAAACGGCGCATTAGGAGAAAAAGCATATTTGGAAGAGCTTTTAAAATTACAGGAAAACACAACTAAGGGTGCGTCATCTATAAAGAATTTATCTATTGAAGGTCAGGCTTTCGTCGCTGCTCTGTCTTTTAGCTCCAAGATGTTGAAAGAAGCGACGAAAACCAAAGATCCTAAAAAGTATCAACGTGATACTACTTTTGACTACAAGAAGTCAAAGGTAGACATTTTAGGTGAGGAATTAGATGTAGCTAAAAAACTACGTGATGATTTAAAAGACGCCGCTAACGAAGCCGGAGTAACAATGACCGATGAATTAAACCGGGCAATGCAGAATGTAGATTCATTGGAGGATGCATTGAAAATAGCTCAAGTTATTGAGGACGTGAAGCGTTTAAAAAAAGAACTCAGTAAAGGAGTATATTCTGGTGTAAAAGATATTGCCTCTTCTGCAGATCGTCTGGTATCATCCTTTAAAAATCTCGATGAGGTGTTTGATCCGGAGTCTGAAGCAGATGGTTGGGAGCGACTTATGGCTGTATGGAATGCGATGACAAATGTGGTTGATTCTTTTCTTTCTATTATCAAGATGATACAGATACTTACGGAGTTAACCGATAAATTAGCTAAAGCCAAACAAGCGGAAGCTACTGTAGACAGCATCACAACGGCACAAAAGGTGAGTAATGCTACTGTTGGTGCTACGGCGCAAGTGGCAGCATCTCAAGCTACAACGATAGCAGCAAATACAGAAGTAGCAGCGAATACAGCAAAAGGCGTGAGTGCTGCTGGTGCCAGCGCTGCGAGTTTACCATTTCCTGCTAATCTTATCGCTATCGGTGCGGCCATCGCTGCAGCTGTTGCTCTGTTTGCTTCTATTCCTAAATTCGCCAATGGCGGTATCATAACTGGCGGTCCGTCTTCTGGAGATAAGATGCTGGCTCGAGTTAATTCAGGTGAAATGATACTCAATCAAAGCCAACAGTCCAGATTATGGCAGGCTATTCAATCGGGAAGGATGTTGACTGGTGCGTCATCCGGATCGAAATCTGTAACAACTAAAGTGAGAGGTAAAGATTTGCTTCTGACGATAAACAATGAACTTAAATCGCAAGGAAAAAAAACATTATGAGTTACGGACTGATTTATATTATACCGTTTGCAAATTTCAAAAATGAAGTTTGCGTAATCGAAATAGAAAAAGAGGATTATGCCGGAGAAACAACTGAGCTTATTCCGGCTGAGTCTCCTTTCTCTGTGGATATAGAAGATGATGACTTTATGTATGTTGCTACAAGATTCAGTACAGGTAAGATATGTGTGGTTGGCAGTGACTATCTTCGACATTTGTATTCTACTGCTTATCAGCAATATAGAGTAACTTTTAAAAGAAATAATGTTGTCACTTGGTGTGGCTTTATTAAACCGGAACTATACACACAGGATTACAGTTCCAAGCTGTTTGAGCTGGAGTTAGAGTGTCAGTCGGCTATGTCAACGCTTGAATTTATTCCTTATAAACAAATAGGTGAGGAAGGCAAGGTGTTTGTTTCGCTTTGGACCTTGCTGAAAAATGCTATAACCTTATCGAATGCAAAGTATAATTCCATTGTTTTTCCACACGTGTATTCAGAAACAGAGTCGGACTATTTATCAGAATCAGATATTGATAACGTATTAAAAAAGATGACTCTTAGTGAACAGAACTTTTTTGACGAAGACGATAAGGGTATGACGTATAAGGAGGTATTGGAGGAAATCTGTAAGTTCCTTAATTGGACATGCGTAGATTGGAAAGGAGACTTGTATTTTATTGATGTAGACCACCAAGGTGATTATTGGAAATATTCGTTAGATATGAAATCGTGGGAAACTATTCATCTTCTGGGTTTATTGAATGTACAAAATGTGGGGTTCGCAGGTTCTGATCATTCCCTTGATCTTGTACCTGGATATAATAAAGTTACAGTTAAGACAAGTAACTATAGCGTGGGAGTATTGACTCCGGATGAAGATTATGATGATTTATCAGTAGCGGTCATTCCTTCCGATGTGACACAGAATAATAAGGTCAGTCACAAAATTGTCCTTCTGCCGGGTATGTGGGATATGAGACAATATAAAGAAGATCAAACAGGAGAAGGAGTCGAGGCAGTCACTTTGGAATGGGTGAAAGAAAATAAGGATAAGGCAAACATGTTAATGGGGGCATTGCCAATACAATTCTGTGAATATGATTTAAAAGAAGACGGGAAAGGAGGTTTAGTTCCGTCAATCACGAGTTATAATTATGAAGACGGAATACAAGTGAGGTGGACTACAAAGGACCCTCCACAATATTTATCTTCCGCAATGGATATGCGCCCCGTGATTCTTATTAAAGGGGCATCTGCTACATACTCTGATGGTGCTTTTGGTATCACTGGGCAATTAAGGCGTTGTCTAAACAAGGAGATGGGCGTCATCGGTGGGAAGCGTAAATGGTATGCTACTCCTAAGTTAATGTGTTCATTGAAAATCGGAAATCGTAGGTATAACGGTACTAAGTGGACTGATAACCCATTTGCGTATTTTTATCTGGAATTTCAAAACACAGATTCCGAAGTGGATTGGTTTAATATGAAAGATACGAAGGTTCTCGAAATGCCTTATAATGGTCTTGCCGGTTATGTGATACCCATTAATGAAATATTGACAGGAGAACTTGAATTGGTAATATACTCTTCATATACGTATGTATTTGGTGCGGAAACAAATTTACATGAATTTGGATTTTTTTTGAAGGGGTTAAAATTTATATATCAAGAAGCTGACTTTACAGACACAGCAAAGGGTAATTCAGATCGATATTATGAAAATGTGCTCAACGAAGACTACATCAATGAGCTCGACGAAATAGAATTCAAAATATCCTCTTATAATAATGATGGAGCGTGTTATAGTAAAGTCATGCTTGGAGATAAATACCTGGAAGATAATCTTTACTCAGCAATAGAAGAAAAGATGATCCGTCCGGAAGAACAACTCATTCGACGGATAATCAATCGCTATAGTGACACCCACATCAAACTTACACAAGAAATACAAGAGGTATCGGAATTGACACCAATTACTCGGTTGTCGGACAATTTTATGGTTGGTAAGGTATTCATCAATACCGGGGGTACCATTGATTATAAACAAGGAAAGTTTCGGTGCATAATGATAGAAGTATGAAAGATGTAATTATAAAAACAAAGTCTATACCGGCACAACCCCGGTCAAAGAATTATCCAACTGGCGCCTCAGTTGTACGCTCTTCAAGTGGAAATACCACTATTATTCCAGATAGTAGTGGAGACTCTGTAGATATAGTTAAAGAGATAGATATAAAATCATTAACAGATAAAAATGTCTTATCCTCCCTTCGTACCTTACTTGAAATCCGTTCCCGTATTATCGCAACGGATAATACTGAAACAGAGCTTTCCGAGGAAAATACATTATCCTCTCTTCGTGCCTTGGAGGAAATAGATAAGTCAATAAAGAGCGTATTACAAACTGTCGAGAAAACGTATCTCAATAAAACTAAGCCGGACTCTGCCCAAAAAGTTATAACCTTTTTAGAAGGTCTTACCTCTGACGGTTTTGTTGAAGTAAACTCCGGTCTGATTGTTCGTTCCTCAAAGAAAACAACCTCACTTTCTAATGCATTAATCGAAGACAGCAACAAAGATTCTATATCTCATGATTTGATCGAACAAGAAGACAACGCAGAAAATTTATCTACTTCGTTGCTCGAAGTTGATATGACAGGCGGGACTATAGGTAGTCTGGATAACGTTGATCCGCAAGCCGATACAGCCTTAATCGGTTCTTTATTGGCGAAAGGTTCTGAAAGTTGGGCTCCCATAGCTCCAGTGCAATCCGGTTTAACGGACTATGAGCATATGCTTATCCCTGTCTTCCATACGGTTCGTAAAGAGTGGGTATTCATTCCGGATGCGTCAGGTGGTATTATCATAGAATAGCAACATGATTTTTAACAATTTAAATTCAAAAAAATGGCAGATGAAAGAGAAGTAGGCTCACCAATAGGACAACTATTAAAACTGGTGGCAAGTAAGAATCTGGCGGAAGCTAAAGCGATGCAGGAGGAGACTCCTGAGGCGTTGTGTTTCCCGACCGATTCTAACAAGATCGTTTTTAACGACAAAGAGTATGGTGGCGATATCAATGAAGTAATCTCCGTAGCAGGAAAAAAAGGGGCTGTAACGCTTACTAAGACAGATGTAGGGTTAGGCAATGTAAGTAACACCTCTGATGCAAACAAGCCCATATCAACCGCTACGCAAACGGCTTTGAACGCCAAAGCCAACTCCACGGATGTATATAGAAAGACCGAAACGTACACAAAGAACGAGATTGATACGAAAGTATCGACTTCTATTTCTGCTGTATACAAACCAAAGGGCAGTAAAGCAACCATTGCGGAGGTAATAGCACTGACCGATGCGAAAGTGGGTGACGTTTGGGATGTCAAAGCTGAGTTCACGCTTGCGGGCAAAAAGTATCCGGCATCCACCAATGTGGTATGCGTTACTGCTACATCGACAAGTGCGCATACTGATGCGAACTGGGACGCACTCGGCGGTACTGTTGATTTGACGCCGTACGCCAAAACCGCCGACATGACTGCTAAGCTCGGCTCTAAAGTTGATAAAGTCAGTGGAAAGCAACTGTCAACCAATGACTACACCACTGCCGAAAAAAACAAATTAGCGGGTATAGCATCCGGGGCACAAGTTAATACAGTAACATCCGTAGCGGGTAAAACAGGGGCGGTGGCTCTTGCAAAGGCTGACGTGGGGTTGAACAACGTAGACAATACTTCTGATGCCGGTAAACCGATCTCTACTGCTACGCAATCGGCTTTGAATAATAAAGTCGATAAGGTTACAGGGAAAGGGCTTTCTACCAATGACTATACCACAGCCGAAAAAACAAAACTTTCTCGGATACCAAAATATACGTTTGGGGCGGAAGGTAATCCGGGGCAATTATTGACTGTAGCACCCGAATCCAATAATATTAAGCTTAACTTCGGTGGCAGGGATACTGCGACAGGAACAAGTAATAGTTATCCTTATGAATTACCATCTGCTACTAATGTGGCAGCTGGTGTTATGACGGCTGCTGATAAGAAGAAGGTTGATACGCTTAATTCGATTAACAGATATGGTTTGTCTGTTATGGATATATCTCCTAATTCGACTCCTGATATTGTAAGAGAAGCACTCAGGCCTATAGGAGCGGAAGAAGCGGTAGCACCAAAGGCTGGTGATCTGGTTTCTGATGGGACGAATGACATAGCATCAGTATTAGGAGTTGTGATTTCTACCACGAGTTCTATGATTGGGTATGATATGACTTTAATCGCAGGTGTAACTGTATATAATCTCAGAATTGCATACGTTAAAAGTGCCAAACAATGGGGTTGTTTGCAGAAAAATACTATTGACTTATTAGCTCTTAAAAACGCATTAAGTGTTTCGTAATGAAATTAGCAAGTCATAACTCATTAAGCTATTACCCACCGCAATGGTGGGTAATTCCTTTCAATTTCATGGCAAGGTGTCAGTCCTTGACTATTGAGCAGCAGTATGAGAAAGGCGTTCGGCTCTTTGATATTCGTATTAAAATCGTAAATGGTAAAGTATGTAGTGGTCACGGAATAGCTACTTACATAGTTGATTTCGATACGATATTCAGCTTCCTGAATGATAAAGGAGATTGTACGGTAAGAATCATCCTTGAAAGCGGATACGAGACACGTTTCCGGGTGTATGTCGAATACCTGATGAAGATATACCGAAATATTGAATATACCGGAGGTCAACGTAAACAGGATTGGGAAAAGCTCGTTAATCTTCCGGAGGCGGAAATAAATCATCTGTACTGGCTACATAAGAAATGGTGGATGATTCCTTTTCCTTACTGGTATGCAAAGAGGCATAATAAGGAGAATCAAAGGTATCTGAACGACAGCAGTTGGTCAATGTTTGATTTTGTATAATATTTGAAAAAACGAGGAGTAATTATGGCAATATTATCATCAACAGGTATAGCAGGTTTTCTTTCGTCTGCTAAAGCTACAGGAAAACAAATATTGAATCATGCTGGAAAGCTGATCCCGGAATATGTGGGTGATTTCGTCTCTGGGATATCCGGGTGGATTATCAGGAACAACGGCGATGCTGAATTTAAGTCTGTGTACGCCCGTGATAAGTTTATCACGAATGAGTTTGTCTATAACCGTATCAAAGTGACAGAAGATGAAGAGATAATTAGCAGTTCAATTAAGATCGCTTCTTATGTTGATAATGGGAATAGTACTTGTACAGTTTATCCGGATTTGCGCGAAGGGGATATAAATCCTTTGGCCAATGATGATTTGCTGGTTGGTTACTATCATAACCCTGCCAATAGCGGAGTTATCTATGCGATTCAGAAGTTTTTAGCCCTTGACGATCCGAATAGCGAAAACCAATCGATAATTCTTGAACCGGTTGGGGATTCTCTTCCTTATCAGCATATGATTATTGTGAGGGTGGGTAACGTACATGATACGGACAGACAATCATTTATCCGAATCTCTTCACGTACCAATTGCCAGTACTTTTATGACGGTATCAATAGTTGGGAAGCTTATGACGATCCGAAATGTGTGAAATGTGTACTCGGGAAGGCTGATATCGGATTGATCCCGGCTTGGGCTGTATCTGTTATAGGCTCAGTAAAACGTTGGTTCGGACTTATAGCCGACGGTGTAATACTTCGTGGCACATTTGTTCTGCAATCAAGTAATAAGACAGTGGAAACAGAGTTAGAAGGAGTTAATGCTACCATAACTGATATAGAAACAAGATTCGAGGTCAAAGAAGGGCAGGTCGCCGCATCTGTGAAGCAGGCTGAAAAATATGCTACATCTGCTTCTAATGATGCCGGCTTTGCAGATGAAGCGGCAAATGCAGCAACGGGGATATTGAATACCGTGAAAGAAAGAGAAGCCTCTATCAATATTACTGCACAGGGAATTGAAAGTAAGGTTGGAGAGATCGAAACACAGGTTGATGCGGCTACCGGTATCTTACAGAATATCTCAGAAAAGGAGGCTTCAATCAATCAAACGGCAGAAGGTTTTCAGAGTACAGTTTCAGAGACAACCAAGAAGGCTGTTGATGATGCTGTCTCTGGTGCTGATGCAGCGATTGAAGAAAAGATAAGTACGCAGGTCACACAGTCAGCCCATGAGTGGAAAGTGGAGGTAATGGGAGCTGATGCGGAAGGTAATCCGAATAAGATTTTAGCCGCCATTAATGCCAGTAAAGAAGGTATCAAGATTGAAGGGGATAGGGTTGAGATAACCGGAACTCTTTTAGCTCAAATCATTGAGGCTACCGGACTTAATATCAATGGTAATTTTATAGTAGATAAGGATGGAAAGATAAAGGCTGTTGACGGTGAGTTTATCGGTAAAGTGGAAACGTCTAAGGATGGCAAACGAGTAATCATAAGTCCAGATACCTCGTCTCTGTTAATGGTTGATTCTCTGGGTAATAAAGCCTTGGAGATCAGGTTCCCTACTTGGGCATCCGGTTCTACTTCGGCCTTCGGCTCTTATATTACGATTAAATCTCATAGGACCGCGATGCAGGTGGGAGAATCCCTCCCGTGGGATTCCACCATAGTAATCAGTGACGAAGAAATATCAATGGAAGGGACATATAATGAATATGGAGTATCAGGAACAGTAAAAAGGAAGGTTTCCATTAACCCATATGGGATAAGTTTTTATAAAAATGGCTCTCTAAAAAAAACATATAATAATGAGTAGAGATAACTATGAGAGCTGAAAAAACGCCCTACTTTCACAAGCAGGGCGGATCATTAACAAAATTACGAGGGAATCCTTATCAGACACCCTCATCGCTCCGACAAAGATAGTATTAATAAATTTATAAACAATAAGCGATGGGATTAAATGACTGGTTGGCAATTATCGGGGCTATAGGAGGTAGTTCTACGATCACATGGTTAATCACTTTTTGGGTGAATCGTAAGACGAATGCCCGGAAAGAAGACGCTTCTGCTGATGGGATGGAGATACAGAATCTAT